GAACAAAAAATTATGTAGATAAATTGAAAACCGAAAATCCAGAAAAATTAAAGGAATGGAGAAGAAATTATTATTTGAAAAGGAAGGAAAAGTTGAAGGAACAAAATAGTAATGAGGAAAGTTGAATTTTTATTATTTACACACCTCCTTGTTGATATTTATTCATTTCTTCTTGTATAATATTACCAACGACATTCATATTTGTTTCAATCGCAGTTTTTACTAATAACCCTGTTGCTATTACTGAACCTACCTGACCACCAACATAAGTCGCAACACCAGTCGCTACTGCTTCACCAGTAGTTTCTACAACACCTTTTTCTCTATTATTTATAGAACTTAATGCTTCGTTTGCTCCACTAATCATTAAGTTTGTAGTATGTAATCCAGACGCAACTTGAGTAGCAACTTCAAACCCAAAACTACTAACTCCTTGTGCGGTTTCTCTAATTACTTGTGGTGCGTTGTTAACAACCGCAGTCGCAACATTTGAAACCAATTGTTGTGTTGCTTGTGCTTCCATTCTACGAGTATTTGCCATATCCATTGATCCACGACTATATGCGTTTCCGACCGCCGATGCAACATTTGAAACCAACTGCTGAGTTGCTTGTGCTTCCATTCTACGAGTATTTGCCATGTCGTTTGATCCTTGAATATACGCATTTCCAACCGCAGTCGCAACATTCGCAACTGCTCGTGCGGTTGTGCTTACAGCCGTAGTCGCCAAATTAACAGCATTCACTCGTGCTTGTGCTGACGCTACATATTTGCTTTCAATTCTATTCAAAGTAGAATTTGGTTTTATAGGAACTGGCGTAGATTGTTTTACTGGTTCAGTATAATATTTTGTTTTGGCATCATCACAAATTTTTATATATTCTTCTAGTTCCAGTTTTCTTCCTGCTTTATTCTCGGCAATTTTCATATGAAACTGAATATATCTCAAATAACAATCTTGTTTTATCATTAGGTCCGTATGTTCTTTAATTTTTCTTAAAAGTTGTGTTTTTTGTTGTTCTACTGAAACGCCAACTACAACAGCATTCTTTCCAATAACACCAGATAAAGAATTATACGAAAATTCACCGGTTCTATTGTTGTAAGAATTGCCGTTTCCAAGATCAATTGTATTGAAGTGTTTATCATATGCCTCTCGTTCACTTCTGTAACAATCTTTCACAAATTGTCTATCATAACTACTGCCAGATGAATATGTTGATCTATCTTCATCGTTTCTATCTAAACTAGAGTTACTTGGAGTATGACCTATTGCATCATTCAAAGAATAACTTGAAATTTCCCCTGTTCTACAATTAATACTTCCACCATTATCAAGTGTAATTGTATTAACACACCTATCAATCGCTTCGCTTGAAATCCCACCACCACAACTACTTGAACTATCATTTCCACCACCACTATCACTACTTGCGTTTCCCATTTTAGATTATTTGAATAAGAGTAGAGTTATATATTTATGTCTATTCAATAAATCTAAAAATCTGATTCAATTTTTTTTAAATGAAAAATAAAATCAAACCTTTACCATCAACTTATCTAATTCCTTTCTTGAAATATATTTAAATTTCATTTTTTTACTATTATTCATTATCAATTTGGCGAAACGATGGTTTCCATCTAAAATACCACCATAATTATCAAATTCATTTTCTATTACGATCAAAGGATACGAAGTATCCGCTTTTTTAATTCGTTTCATATCTTCTTTAAACTTCCCTTTTTGCATCAACGCTTGATAAATAGAATAAAAACATTCCGTATTATTTATATTGTAAGACCAACAAGGAGCATATACCCAGTGTTTCACATCTTTCATATCATATTCTTCGGTTTGTTTATTTTCTACATATTTCCATAAATCCTCTTGATAAAATGCTCGGTTAAATTTATTTTTCATAACATCTTCCAACAAATACGCCATATCTCTGTGTTCGTGTTCGCTCATTTACATTATGAAAATAAAAAATTCAAAATAAAACAAATATAAAAATTCAAAATAAAACAAATATAAAAATAAAACCATATATATCTAAAATAATGAGTATATTAGATATAATAGATAAAGACAAACTAAAAGAAATACTAACAGAAGACAATTTTGAAATCATCAAAAAAATATATAATGAAAAAACGAATGAACAAAAATTAGAAGAAGTAAAAAAAGAAATAGACAAAAAGTATTCCATACAAGAATATATCATTACAGAAATTAATATTACAAGAGGAGGAAATACAGATACTAATACAGAAGAATGGGGTAAAGAATACTTTAATACAAACGAATATGTAAAATATAAATATTCTGTAAAATCCAAATCTGAGAAAAATAGTTTTGAACTAACAATTATTGAATATAATGACCCTGATGGTGCTATATATAATTCTTATATTGATATGAAACTAATTATGTATGTTCGGCATTCAGAACTTCCTTATTTTAAAAATTTTTCAAAAATAAATAATTGTGATTTCTTTTTATATAATGTTTTATTTGACCCTTCCATAAGAGATGATGACGAATTAGTAGATATGGGATTTTATAACTCTGATTTATTATATTTAGACCCTATTAAATTAATTCACGAAAAATTTCAAGGAGTGGAAGATTTTTATTATTGTGAACATACTTAAAAATAAAACCAATATAATTATAGTATAAATGGAACAATTAATTACCTGCAAAATTTGTTTTGAGGATAAAGATACTAACATTACATTACCGCATATAAATCCAACAGGTGATGTATCAGAACATCAAATGTGCGGTGATTGTTATAAAAATATGCGTGTAAATTGTTGTCCTTTTTGTAGGTGTGAAATTGTAATACCAGAAATCTCAAAAATAGAACATAAAAACGCTTTTATAGCATCATTGTTTCCTGATAATCCTATTGGTAATCCAAATTACAATATATTAAGAATAAGAACAGGACTTGCGTATGGCGGTTATTCAAATTAATAAATTATGTATTTTATTTAATTTATTAATTATTGCGTAAAATACTTAAAAAAGAAAATATTTACTAATTATAGAAATGAAAGTTAAGAAAAAGAAAAAGGAGGATTTCAAAGAGTTTAGGAATAATGAAAAATCTGCTTACAAAACTTTCAAAATACCTTTGAAAACGATTTTACTTAATCGTGATACAACACAACCAGTTATAGATCATTTGGTTTTTGAAATGAACGATTTGGTTATTCATACTTACCAATTTATTCGGTTGTTTGTTTTGCACCAATACACAAATAATAATTCCTTGCCTGAATTAGAGGACACATTCATTTTGTATTGTATCAAAACATTAGGCAGTCGTGATAATAGAGGTAAAAAAGGAAAGGATACAGAACTATTGGAAACATTAGAACAATTCTATAAAACCGAATATCAACCTTTACTGAACCATGTAAAAACCAATTTGAAAAATACTACTTTTTTATTACCTTATTTAGGTACACAAATACATACTTCTTTATCCAATAACATTCAAGAGCATTTTATCCAACACTTTTTACGATTTATAAATAAAACCACAAATGAAATTACAGAAGATAAAGCAACCTTATTTCAATTCAAAAAACAATTAATGGAATTAACTGAAACAAATGAAATGTTTTCAAAGTGGAAAGAAACGCATTTATCTAATATTTTTCCTACTGAAATCAAAAAATCAATACACTATGATGTAAAAGTAAAACCATTTGATTATTTGAAAGGAATGTTGTATATGAACTCTGTATTAGAAAAACAAGAAAGTAAATTATTTCAACCATTACCATTAAGAAACAATATTATTCCAAAACACATTATTATTGATACTGCAAGTTTGATAAACCTATTTTGTCCTGAAAAAGACAAAGATGGTAATAAAGTGAAAAAGGGAGAATTATTAAGTAATGTAAAAGACAATCAAAATGAAGTATGGTGCAACTTTTTGGATTTGAAAAATAAAATATTCAAAAATAAGCATTATCAGTTTCATAACCAAATACAAACTGATGGCGTTTCGTGTTGCTTGTTATTTATTAGAAAAGATTTGAAAGATAAAAAATGGGGCACAAGAGTTCCTATTTTACAAGAACAAGATTTTTACAATATTGAGGATTTATCAAAGGAACAATTGGATACTTTGAAAGAAAGAAATATTGTAGGTTGTGATCCAGGTAAGCGTTCGTTAGTTTATATGATGGATAAAAACGGAAACAAACTACAATACACAGCACCACAAAGAAAACGAGAAAGTAAAGCAAAGTGTAATCAGCGTATTCTATTATTGGAAAGAAAAAGAAACGGAATTATTGAAAAAGAAACTATATTATCCTTTCAAAATAGTAAATCAGTTGATTATGACAAGTTCAAAATATATTTGGTTCAAAAAGATAAACTAAACAAAGAAACAACCGACTTTTACAAACGAGATACATGGAGAAAAATGAAGTTTCGTCAATATAGTTATGGCAAGAAAAGCATAGATACATTTTTGAATAAAATTAAGGAAACTTTTGGAGAAAATATCTTAATTGGTTATGGAAATTGGAGTAGGTCTACACAAATGAAACATTTTATGCCTACGATGAATAAAGGATTAAGGAAATTAATTCATAAGAAATATGATACAATCACTATTAATGAATGTAATACAAGTAAAAAGTGTTGTGATTGTAATAAGGATTTAGAATATTACAAAGATAAGGAAGGTAAGAAAGTGTTTCGTCTGTTAATCTGTTCTAACTGCGTGAGTTGCGAAAACAAAAAAATCGTATTTAGAACAAGAGACGCAAACTCTTCCATAAACATAATGAATTTAACGAGTTGTTGGATAGAAAAACAAGAACGACCATTATGTTTTCAAATTTCGTCTTTCACATCTTCAAGTAAAAACAAGGAAGATGAAAAAGTAAGACCATCGTAGGTGAAATTCCTACTATTGATTTTACATTTTTTCTTATTTTTTACCTACTAAAATGGGCGTTTTAAATGAGAAAAGGTGTAATTTAACCATTTCAAAATTCAATTTCTCTCTTTTGTTTTTATTCATAGTAGAAACTTTGCCCAAAAATCGCGGAAATTTTATCATTCCTTTCTTATTACATTTTGAAGCCGCTTTAATTGTGTTTAAAGCAACATAAGAAGACAATTCGAAATCAAATACTGCTTCAAATATGTCGGCATCTGATAAGGCATCTGCAGAATATGATAAATTCTCTAAACGTTTTGCCTGACATTTTGTTGATAATGTATTTTCAATATAGTTCTCTTGAACCAATAAAGTATGAATATCGTGTGCCATCCAATAATAATTCATTTTTTCGTCAATACTTAAATCCATATTAAGCAACTTACCTGTAGTATCAAATATATTTGAGCTTTGAATATTTTTACTAGTATCACTCTTTTTTATTCCTAATTGAAGAGCGTTTAATATATAACGAATATCACCGTTTGATTGTTCATATAATTTATCTACCCGTGATTTGCTTATTTTTATACCTTCTGTTGTAACAACCTTGTAAATTAGTCTATAAACATCGTCATAACAAGGTTTTTGTAACTTTATGTCAAAGCAATAATTCATTATAGGTTTTATATTTTGATTATATCTATCGTCACAAATACAAATAATGGGAATTTGTGTTTCCTTAATACATTCTGTTAAACAAGAAATAAAACCATAATCACCACCGCTGCTATCAATATCGCTTACAACTAATGCATTGTATAGTCCATCAAATGTTTTTTTTGTTCTCAGCAAAGGTTTTATAGTTTTATTTATAGTCTCTTTATCTCTATCATCGTCAATAGACAAATTTACAATATTAAATTTATGTGTATTTAATACTAACTCAACTAATATACTTTTTCCTATTCCATTTAATCCAGAAACAAGCGCACATTTAGTGTTTTTGTTTTTTGGATCCCATTTTAACAACCAATTCGTGAATAATTGAACAGCTTGTTTATTTCCAATAAATTCATCCAATTTAGTTGGCTTATACTTTGAAGTAAACATTTTACTATTTTATTATATTTTAAATATAATAAAATGAAGTCATTTTTATTTAAAAACATATATAAATAATATATTATGATTACATGCAACTTAATGGGTGGACTTGGAAATCAAATTTTTCAGATATTTGCTACTATTGCATATGGTATTAAATGCAGAAAGCAATTCAAATTCTTAAATTTAGATAAACTTGGTGGTGGAACAACAACAATTAGATACACTTTTTGGAATTCTTTTTTTTCAAATTTGAAACCGTTTTTAACTAATGAACTACCTAATAAACTGCACACTATTAGAGAGAATGGATTTCCATACAAAGAATTATCTATTCTTGAAATTACACTAAACGACGACATTCTTTTATATGGTTATTTTCAAAGTTATAAATATTTTCATAATCAATATGATACAATTTGTAGACTTATAGGTTTAGATAAAATGAAAGAAAATTTATTAATCAAACTTCTAAATAACAATGATTTTGATTTTGAAAAAACGGTTAGTATGCATTTTAGAATTGGTGATTATAAAAAAATACAAGATTATCATCCATTAGCTACATACGATTATTATGAAAGAGCGATTGAATTTATAAAAATAAATAATCCTAGTGAAAACTTTAACATATTATATTTTTGTGAGGAACAAGATATAGATGATGTTTTAAACATGGTTAACAAATTGGTTGCAAAATTTCCTAATTTCAAATTTACACGTGGAGAGAAAAATTTAGAAGATTGGGAACAAATGTTGCTTATGAGTTTATGTCATCATAATATAATTGCAAATAGTTCTTTTAGTTGGTGGGCAGCATATTTTAATTCTTGGAAAAGTAAAATTGTATGTTATCCTTCTGTATGGTTTGGTAAAATAGCAAATAATGATACTAGAGATTTATGTCCTTCTGAATGGATTAAAATAGCTATTTAGAATAATTTCATATTAATTTTATTTACACCGCTGGTTGTGCGAATTTTCGATTGTTCATTATTTTTTTTATTACGACTTTTAAATCCATGATTAATTAATAAAATATCAACTTTATTATCATTACCTTTTGCATTAAATGCAGATGCATTGTGAATTCTATGTCTTACCAGAATTTCATTACAATTAAAGAATTTGTTATTTAGTTTCCTTAGTCGTAACCATAAATCATAGTCTTCTATACCATCCCATTCCGAATTCCAATAACATAATTCTTTTTTAATTAAAGAACTTGAGTTTATAATTGGATTAACTATACTAAAATCAAAATCACTAATATTACCTGTAGGAATTGTAGGTATTATATTTGGTTTATCTCCAAACCATATGCATCTAGTTCCTATAACATCATAATTATCAGTAAAGAGGTTTGATTGTACTTCTAATTTTTGTGGATGCCATATATCGTCTACATCGAGTAATGCAATATATTTATAATTGCAAAATTGTATCATTTCATTTAATGTATTTGATTTTCCCTTAATCCTGTAAAAATCAAATGCACGTATTTTATTATTTTTTTTTTCATATTCCTTTGCTTTTCGAAAAATAACTGAGTTTTCTGGATGTCCATTTACACCAATTAAAAGTTCCCATTTATCATAAGTTTGATTTAAAACTGAAGAAACTGATTCGTCAATAAATTCTATTCCATTATAAATAGGAATTAAAATACTAATCATATTCTACGTTTAGAAAAGGCAGAACCAAATTAAACCAAATATATTTTATAAACTATAAAAAATTAATTGAAAATTCTTTGAAACATAAACCAATTATCAAATGGAGGATTGTTTTCTCTAAATAGAGAGAAATTATCAGAATTAGTAAAAATACAATCTATCAATATAATTTGGTCATCTTTTACAAGATAATTGTTTTTAAAATATAATTCTAATTTTGCATCAAATGTAGTTGCCCACCAATTAATTTTATCTTTATACAAAATAAAAAACCCACCTGCTACAGATGTTTGATGTTGTGGTATAGGTTGAATAGGTAATCCTATTTGATTTTTTTCATTTATAATTTTATATAAATAGTTAATGTAATTATCATCATTATTTACACAACCATAATAAATTTTTTGTTTATTTAATAATAAAATTTTATCTTTTGAAGGCCAATTAGAGAGACAATAAGTATTTAAATCATAAATACGATTGCGGAAATATCCAATGTCACACCAGCCATAAAAGTCCGTTTCAAAATATTTTCTCTCTATTGTTTCATTTACAAACCATATTTTTTCACACCATAACATATTTAATTCCCAACAAGATTTATCATTAAGAAGAAAATTTTTTTTATGATTTTCAATCCAAAAATCTTTATATTTATAATTATAAAATTGTTCTAATGGTTTTAAAATAATTTTTATTTTGGAATTATTTTTACTTTCTTGAGGAATATATTTATAACTATTTTCGTCTGTATAAATAACCAAATTAAAATTATTTACTATAGAGAGAAAATTTGTCATCCATTCAATATAAATATTTGCGTCAAATTTTGATTTAATTATATAAAAACAACTAGAAAAAGTGGCAGACATTGTTTTAATATAATATAAGTTAAATTAATTTTATATTGTAAAATTAAAAATAAATAAAATAATTTTTATTTTCATTGGATGCAGTTTGCGGTTTTTCTTCGATAATATTTACTATTGGGTTTTTTATTATATTTAATTTATTAATTCCTAATCCAAAAATAGTTTGCCATAAAATAAATCCATTTTTTACTTTATTAAATATTTCAGAAATATAATTACTTCTATGTTCATCAGAAATTTCACTAAAGCAATAGTTAGATATTAAAAATAAATTATTATCAATTACACTTTTTCCATATTCATTGCAGCTATGAAGAAAATAATTTATATTAATATAATTATTGTTTAATTTTAAATAATTGTCTATTAATGTACAAGCTTCTGGAAAATCTATTATATGATAATTATTTATTTTAATATTTAATAAATTAGAAAAATAACAAATAGCAAGAAATAATCCACCATAACCACAACCTATTTCAACAATTGATGACAATTCTGTTTTTTTAAAATATTCTAATATCATCAATGAGTGATAAATATATCTTAATGAACTTGGACTACAGTTTATAGTTTTACCATTTTTATATTCAAAAATATAACTAGTTGGAAACCCATAGTTATCATTTATTTTAACAAAATTATCTATATGTTCAGGTGATATATAATCAAATTCATTTTCTATTAATATTAGATATTCTTTACCTTGTTCAAATGATACATGTTCTAGAATACTATTATATGCATAGTCAGATTTAAATTTGCTAGTTGAAATATTCTCCATATTTAAAATTTTTAATAAAGACAAGTAATTCTCGTACATTTTATATAATATTATAAATATTCTTATTAAATCATTTTTAGTAAAAAGTATAATTTTTTTATAAATTATATTATATAAATGTATTTGGGTCAATCAAATCAAGATAAATTTATATTAAATATTCTTAAAGAAAAAAAAATGGTTATTTTTTAGAAATAGGTTCAAATCATCCTATAGATATAAATAACACATATTTATTAGAAAATAAATATGACTGGAAAGGGATAATGATTGAATACAATGAAATGTTTCTACCACTTTACAAAGAGTTTCGTCAAAATAGTATTCATATAATAAATGACGCTACAAAAATAAACTATAATGACTTATTTGAAAGAAACAATGTGCCTTTATTTATTGATTATTTACAAATAGATTTAGAAGTCATTAACGGAACTACTCTTTTAACATTAGAAAAATTAGATAAAGAAATATTTGATATTTATAAATTTGCAACAGTAACTTTTGAACATGATATATACCATACAAATTTTGATAATACAAGAGAAAAATCGAGAGATATTTTAAAAAAAAGAGGTTATATTTGTGTATTTGAAGATATAAGTAATAATGGTAATCCGTATGAAGATTGGTATGTTCATCCAGATTTAGTTGATATGAATTATGTTAATGAATTAATTAAAAATAATAAAAAATATTATACTCAACATTATATTACTGAAAAAACTATTAATTTTCAGGATATCAAATATTCATAAATATAATAAATCATAAAATGATTAGAATTTAAAAACTTAATATTAATTATTTTATGATTACACAAGAATACATAATGCTTATTATGAATTGCAAAAAGTATATGAAAAAAGCTTTATTTCAAAAGCGAACATGGTTACCTCTTATACCTTCGTATTTAAAATACTATCATGTAATTGGTGAAGAAAGTTTGGAAGCTGAATATAAATTTGACAATGAAAACAGAATTTTATGGGTTAAAGTTGAAGATGATTATAATTCATTACCAAAAAAAGTTATAGCATCTTATAAAGCAGTTTCTGAAACATTTAATTTTAAATACTTATTTAAAACAGACGATGACCAAATATTAGTAAATAACAAAATTTTTGATATAATAACCAAACTTATAGAAACAAAAAAACCCAAAACACATTATGGAGGTTACATTGTAGATGTTCCCAAACCATATTTATCACAGTATCATAAACTACATCCTGAATTACCGACCTATTTACCTATATTTCAAACAAAGTACTGTAGTGGTCGCTTTTATTTTCTCTCAAACGAAGCAATTTTAAATTTACTTTCAAAGAGAGAATTGGTAGAAAAAGAATATTTGGAAGACTATGCAATAGGATTAAACTTGGATTCAAAATATAAAATAGACATGCTTTCAATAGCTACAAATAAATTTTTTACAGATATTGAACTATCAGATTTTCCAAAATGGATTCAAGAAGGAAAAATATAAAATATAAAATATAAAAAATAATTTAATGGTTTTATATATTTTTATTTATAACATCATTAAGAGTATTTGATAAAATAACTCTTTCTTTTATTACTCCTGTATGTCTTAAATTTTTTTTATCTAAATCTAACATAACTCGTCCATAATTTGTATGACGTTTTTCAATATTACTATAATCAGGTCTTTGTGTTACAGTTAAAGGTGTTAATAAATACCATTTATCAATTAATTGTAAGTAATTCCAATACTGGTCAATAGCGAAATCATTGAGCCTATTAAAGTTTTTTAATAATTTAGTAATACCATCTTCAATATTTTCAATTAATCTATCATAATAATGACTTTTAACAAAATAACCGGTTGTTGTTTGACATTTTGTAATCTTCACGCATGTGTCATCTATTTTAGTGTATTCTCCCATATTATTTCCAGCAATTAACAATACATCAAAATTATGATTATTAGATAAAAAATTATTCAAGCTACTAATAAAAACTCCTGGATTTAAAAACATAATATCATCTTCCATAATCAAAATATGGTCCATTTTTTCTTGTTTTGCTAGTTTTAATAAAGATAAATGGCTCATACTGCACCCAACTGCTCCACATGCGTGCTTTATAGCTGCGAACCGTTTCACATTTAATTTAATTTTGGTAATTTCCTTTTCAAAATAACTTTTACGATCAGGTCTAGTATCTAAATTGATATAAAATGCATTTTTAATATCTTGTATATTTTTCATAAATTATAGAAATACTATGTTTTTATATTATTATTATTATTTTATACATTTATTATAATCTAACATATAATTTTTAAAATTTGTTACTTTTTTTTCGATATCACTATAATCTTCTTTTTGAATAACACTTAATGGAATTATTAGAAACCAGTTATCATGTCTTTGTAAATTTAACCAATAACTATCTATAGAATATTTACGATTTTCGGTTGGATTTTCGATAAATTTTGTAATACCTTCTTTATAATTTTTAATCATTTTATCATAATAATGTTGTTTTACAATATAGCAAGTAGTAGTGAGACAATTAAATATTTTAATTGCACAATCATCATAAGGTAAATATGGCAACATATTATTTCCAGCAAACAATAACACATCCCAATCTTTATTTTTTTTAAAAAAAAGATTAACCTGTTTCTTCAAAATGTCTGGTGATAAAAATTCTGTATCATCTTCACATATTAAAACATGTTCCCAATTATTTTTTTTTGCCATTTCAACACATTTTAAATGACTCATGCTACAACCCAAAGCACCATTTTTAACATTTATAGCATTAAATCTTTCAAATGAATTAAAACCAATATTAACTAATTGATTTTCTATATGTTTTTTTCTATCTTGTCTAAAAGATAAATTTATATATAAAATATGTTTTATGTCAGATATTTCATTTAACATGTATATTTATATTACAAATATTTATTTATATATATAAATATTTATATAAATAAATATATATTTATATAATTAATGAGTATTCCAAAAATAATACATCAAATTTGGATAGGTCCAAATCCCATGCCTTCAAAATTTATGGAAACATGGAAATTGAAAAACCCTGATTATGAATATATTTGCTGGACAGAAGAAAAAATCAAAGAATTAAATTTTATATTTAGATGTCAAAAGATAATAGATATGGTTGAGTTTTACTACGGAAAAGCAGATATTATGAGGTTAGAAATATTACAAAAGTATGGGGGTATCTATATAGACGCGGATTCTATATGTATAGAACCATTGGGAGATGTTTTTATTAATAACAAAGCATTTGCAACTTATGAAAATGAAAAATTACGTCCAGAATTAGTTGCAAACGGAAATATGGGTTATGTCCCAAATTATTCTTTGTGTAATGATGCAATAGATTACATACTTGATGAAAAAAATTTACTATATATTTTGCAAAATCCGCCCTGGCTAGCGCTTGGTCCAGGTCTTCTTACATCTCTTTTAAAAACAGAGAAATACAATGATTTTGTGGTCTATCCTAGTTATACATTTTTACCATCGCATTTTGCTGGAGAAAAATATGAAGGACATAAAAAAGTTTATGCTTATCAAGAATGGGGTTCAACAAAATTACATTACGATAAAATGAATGAAATAGAATTATCTGATGAATATAAAACACCTAACGAATGGGTTTCTATTTTAATTTCAAGTTTTAATACTAAACATTTTTTTATCGTAGAATGTTTGGAATCAATTAAAAATCAAAATGGTCATTTTGGTATGGAATTAGTATGGATAAATGATGGTTCGGATAAATTAAGCAGTAAATTATTAGAAATGGAATTAAATAAATTTAAATCACATACGAGATTTACTGATTTGAAATATATTAAAATGGATGAAAACAAAGGTCTCAGTTATTGTTTGAATAAAGGCATTGATTTATGTTCACATGAAATAATTATTAGAATGGATTCCGACGATATAATGATGCCTAATAGAATTAAAACTCAATTAAAATTTATGAAAGAAACCCCAGATTCTGTTATGTGTGGTTCAAATGTGCAAATGTTTACTAATAAAGATAATACTAAAGAAATTGTACTTTTAGGAAAAACAGACCATAAGCTTAAAATTACTTGGGATGAATATAAAGATACAAAATCGCATTGGATAATGAACCATCCAACGTTATGTTACACAAAATCAGCTGTTAAATCAGTAGGTAATTATACTATAGATATGGTATCCGAAGATTTAGATTTACAATTAAGAGTTTTAAAAAAATATGGTGTGCTATATAATATTAAAGAAATTCTCGTGCATTACAGAATACATAAAGATCAAATAACGTATAATGGTAACTCTATTAAAAAAGAATATGTAGAAATAAGAAATCAATTCATAAATGATTTAATAAATGAATAAGCTATATATATGTAAATTTTATGTAAATACAGTATATATGTTTTCAAAAGAATACATATCAAGAAAAATTAAAAATATTAATATAGAAGATGTAGAAAAAGAAATGGATAAATTGATAGAAATAGGAAAAAATGCTTATACTATGTCTTCAAGATGTCGCACTGGAAATAATGTAGTAGATTATTTCACTTTTAGTCAGCGTCTTGAAACAAAAGGAAAATATAATATAAGTTTTTTTGAGTTCATAGAGAGAATAGATGAATTCAAAAAGAAGAAATTTATTCAGACAATGCTAACATATTATAAAGATGTTAAAAATAAAAATAAAACAAAAAATGAATACATTGTATTGAAAGAGGTTTATAATATTTGCATAAGTGCAATAAATATAATGAGACCTTTAAATTGTATGGAAATTTATACAAAATACAATGCCAAAAGAGTTTTGAATTGTTGTGCCGGTTGGGGTGGGTCCGCAGTTGCTGCAGCGGCATTAAATTTGGATGCTTATTATGGTGTCGATATTAACGCAGATTTGCAGAAACCATATGACAATATGGTCGCATATTTGAAGACGAAATCGGCGACTTATTTTGACATTCGAATTTGTGATGCTGTTAATTTTAATTATACACAATTTAAGTATGACACTGTATTTGCATCTCCACCGTATTATTTTATAGAAAAATATGCAAATTCCGTAAAATATGAAACAAAGAAGGATATGGATGAACAATTTTATAAGCCTTTATTCACAAAGACCTATAATGGCCTTCAAATTGGAGGTCATTATATTATTAATATATGTAAGGAAGTATATGACAATGTTCTTAAAGACTTGCTAGGTGAAGCTCATGAGACATTTCCATTGAAAAAATCTAAGAGACAAAATGATTATACAGAAATGGTTTATGTTTGGACCAAAAATATTTAATGTTTCTTATGTCTGTAACTAGTTTTGCGATTATTTTTTCTTCTGGGCGTATGTCTTCTTTTACGAGTATGTCTTCTTCTTGATTTGCGTTTTCTTCCACCACTATGAATATCATTTACATTATTACAATTATGTAAATCTGTCGAATTACATAAAGGACATTTAGTTACTGGTAGAGCTTGATTTGTATAACATCTAGAATGAAATTTATGTCCATTACGACACATTCTACAGTTTTCTGTGGAATCAATTTCTTCATCACAGATAGGACATTTCGCAGTAGTAATTTCATTTTTCATTTGATTAAGTTCTTCTTGAGTATAAAAGGTTTCTCCTTGTAAGTCTTTTACATTTCTCTCTTCTGGTGTATCACCATATGTATGTAAATTTTGATTATATCTTTCATTAGGTCCTAAAAATCCATGCTTAATATATTTGGGCGAAGGTTTTTCCATTTATATATTAAATAATTATTTTATTTTATTTCTTTTATCATTGACAAAACATTCATAATAATTGTTAAATAATTCATTACAAATACGAGTTCCTTTATAAAATAAAAAAGTTTGATGTTTTTTATTATTAGTTGAAAAACAATATGTCATCCATTCTTCTTTATAATCTTGACATTTTTGATTAGGATGAATTTCTTTATCGTAAATATTAATAACATCTTTTATAATTTCACTATATTTATTCATATAAAATAATAAATTTATATCTCTAAATTTATATTATTTTTAATTTAATGTAATTTAATTTAGTAAGCCCCGCCTAAACGTATTTTAGCACTTGCTTGGGCCCTTGGTTTTGCTCCTACGTAAGAAGCATATTGAGGTGAATATTTATGCGGAGGTGGGGGTGTATTTTTTATTTGTGTTGGAATTTTTGAAATATGACCATTTTGAACGTAACTTTGATATACTTGAGGGTGCGCAAATTGTCTAACATTTTCTTGATACACTGGTGTAACATTTCTAGAGCTGAAATTGTTGTATGAATCTTCTTCTATTTCTTTCATTTTAGCTAATCTTATTTCTTGTAACAATTGTGTCGGAACTTGTTTACCCATTGATATTAAATATTTTGCTACATTTTCTTTCTTTTCTAGTGTTGTAGGATAATATGGAATATTTGACCAGTCTGTTGTTGATATAACTGTTTTTTGTGTTTCTTTTATTTTGTCTGGATGTATTATTTTTCTTTTTGGTTCTCTCAAATCATAGTTATAATATTCTTCTGAACCAAATGGAATATATGTTAAAAATGTTGAAATATTTATATAAAATGTTCGAGGATTTTTTACAGTAAAAATATTATCATTTGGATTATCTGATTTTGTATCTATATTATATTTTAATTGACTTATAGTTCTTAATCCATCTATACCATCATCATTTTGTCCTCTCCAAGGGTCTTTTTTACTAATAATTCTTGAAACCCCATCAAACAATTGAAGTATTTCTGGACTACCTATTTCATAAAATAAACTTCTATCTATTTTTAATCCATAACCTTCACATCTTTTTTGCAATGCATTATCCTCCATACCCCATCCCCAAAAACACGGATAACCATTTATCTTTTCAAAATCCGAACCTTTAATTACAACTATACCACCTAATGTATATTTAAATCCGTAATAATGTTTAACTACACCTTCTGTTGTTTCGTAATCAAAAATCTTGTAAAATGGCATAGTATCTACATCATTAAATATGAATATCATATCTCTGTAATGTTCTGGATATTTATTTTTAATTGCAATAAATCCAATGTCTCTCATGGCACCTCTATTGAATGTTCTTGCGTCGCATTGGTGAGAAAAATATATCTCATAATCATCCTTATCTTCAAGTAAAAAATTCATATATTTGCTAAAAAAGAATTTATGTTGAATACGATTTCTATATGGAACAATAAAAACACGTTTTGGAATAAACTTTTCTGCCATTTTATAGTTTTATTCAATTTTTTATTTTTTATATTATAACTAGTTAAATATGTTTAAAATATATTTAAAGATATTATCATAAATATTTATAATGATATTGTATTTGCTTTTGCTCACATTTATTAGTTATATTTATTCTTTTGAACCATCTTGTTATTCTTGTAAATTTTATATACCTCATAAAAGTAATCCTGACTTGGGATTATGTAAAGTATTCAGAGATTATGTTAATTTAAATAATAAAGATGTTCTTGTAAATAATTTAGCGCTGCATTGTAGAAATAATGAAAATTTGTGCGGTAAAGCGGGATTTTTATATGAAAGTAGTGATATTGATAACAAAATTACCGATGATTATGAAGAGTTAAAAAACAGATGTTGTGGAGAAGTTAATGAAACTCAAGAAATTGAAGAATTAGAGAGAGAATTTTTTGAGGTATTTCAAAAAATACGAAATCACAATAAAAAAAGATTTTATAAAACAACAAAAGATTTATATAAATTATTTAAACGAGATAAGAAATAAATAATGTAATTTGCATAAATATTTTAGATGTTAACAAGATTATATTTTGCCATTATTGCTGCTGGAATTATATTTTCATCTTTTGAAATTTTTTCCAATTTTTTATAACATTTGTTAATTGTTACTTCACTAGTTTCACTAACATTTTTTACATCTCTTTTGCTTATATTAAGTTTACATATTTGAGCTACAAAATAAACAACACCGGCTGCGATTGATGGTGGAGTATTTTCTGGCATTATATCCATTTTTTCTATTTTCATAGAAATAAATTGACAAAGTTTTGTCAACTCATTATTAATATTTAATTTGCTACAATATCTCTGAATAAATGATTCTGGTTTTGTTTTTCCGAAATTTGTTTTTTCTTTATTATCCATATCTTTTTCTAAGTTGTTAATAATTGCAATCGCATTTTTGCAACCTTTTGTTGCACTTGTTACATCTAAATGGAAAATGGATGCAATTTCTTTTGCTGTCCTTGGATAATTATTAATTCGACATGCAATATATATAGACGCTGCAATAATTCCGTCTCTATTATCACCTCTAAATGTTAATTCATATTCAGAAATTTTTTTATGATAAACTATAGCGTTGTCTATAATCATCTTTGGAATACCTGCATTTTGTGCCATAGTTGTAATTATTTGAAATTCATCGTATCTAGATTTTTCTTTATATGGCATAGCCATCCATTCTGTGTATCGTCGTATTTTTCTCATTTCGTAAGTCATAGGACCATTGCATAACACTTTACAACCATAAGACGACTCTTCTAATAGTGGATTAATGGGCATACCACATCTTGTAGGATCAGAATTTTGATTATCATCTGCACCATAATATCTCCATTCTGCACTTTGGTCTATTAAATCCTTATAAATAATACCACATTTGTTATTTGTGCAAGTTAAAAATCCTTCTTCTGAAAATGCTAAAATACTTTCACATCTTTCACAAATTTCTCTATTACCAGAACCATAAATACATTCTAATGGTATTTTTTGCTTTTCCGGATTTTCTATTTCCGAATCGAAAATATTCCATAATTCAGTCTTATTAATATTATTGTCTTTTCTTTTTTGACTTTTATCTTTGCTCATCTTTGTATTATCTTTCAAATAGATAATATATTTTTAATTCAATTTTATTTATATTATTTTAATTATATTTTTTTAAAATAGTATAGTATATGGGAAATACATCTTCTACAAATAATAATGCTAAAAAAGAATTTGATAATTTTTATGATGTTATTGATTATATCGCTACATATTATATTTTAACAATGGATTTTAAGAGCTTAAGCAAACTTTCTCAAAAAGCTTATTGCAATAACTTAATTATTGTTACTTCTGATATTATTGATAGATATTTTAATGACATGGAAGTTACATATCTTGCACAAAGAATTAAAAATGGACAAGAAGTCAATCAATTAAATACAGATAAAGTTATATTTATTACTAAGGATAAACTTGATGCTTTAGATGCATCAAATGATAAGCAAAAAAATATTAGAAAAAAACGTTTGTGTATAGGTATTGCCAAATTTTATGTTAAGATTGCTCATATATTTGCTGCAATCGTTATGACAATAAATCCAATTTATACATATAAAGATGCAACAGGACAAACTGTAAAAACTGGATTATTAGAAAAAGATAAAATTCCTAAAAATGTAGGTCGAAAATTATATAAGCTTAATATTTGTGATAATAGAATTCGAGCACTTAAAAGAGGTCAAGATATTGATGAAACGACAGGCAATGTAACTATTCAACCAAAAGTTTGTGATATGAATATAAATAAAAATGGACTAGAAAAAACACTTGCTGATGAACCAGGAATTACTGAGCTTATGAGATTATATCTAGATGACAATTATGATTATTCTAATGGAACTTTCACTGGAATGTCTGACGCTACAAAACAACAATTTTTACAAGATTTAAAATTATTTTATACTGCTTTTACAGGCAATGAAACAATGCCTGCTGAAATAACTAAATTTAGTGATATTAGGTTGAGGGACTATAGTAAAAAACCTACTTGTCAATCAAGCAATCCTATATTAAAAATGAAATATAGTTTAAATAAAAAAGATAAATTATTCGTTGATTATGCGGAAAATATTAAAAATATGATTCAGAGTGCAGCTAATAATCAATTTAAATTATTATCAGTTGTAAATGAATTATTTACATATGTTATTGACCCTTATTCTGGTAAAAAAGTAATAAGAGTAAATCCTAACTTAAACGATGCTTTGCTACAAAAATCTATTGTTAAAACAAGACGTTTGATTATAGATTTATATGTAAAATGTGAAAAAGATTATGTTAATGGTGTTAAATTATTTGAAGCAATAGTAGAGTCTAAAATTTTATCTACAACAGAAAAGCAAATAGAAACACTTAAAAAAGAATCTACAAAAATAATTAAAAATATTTCAGCACCTGTAAAGCAGCCAACATTAATAAAACCGTCTCAGGCACCTGTTATTTTAAATGATACTATAACTGATAATACAAGTGGAGAAAATGAATTATCTTCCGAACCATCAACAATGCTAACACCATCTCCATCAACAATGGCAATACAAGCACCAGCAACAAATTCAGACACTTCTATACCACTTAAACCTATACCAGGTATCACTATGGAAACTTCTAATAGTTTACCATCTTCTGCAATTTCATTACCTAGTAATAATTCTAATATTCCTTTACAACCTGTTAATCAAGTTAAAACGATTTTTTAAATAAATAATATCAGTTTATATTATAATGACTAATATTATTGGCGTTAGTAATCCGTATGGTTTAGTGCAACAAGCAGGAAAAAGAAGAACACGTAGAAATAAAAGTGTCCGCAGAAAACATAGAAAAACTCGTAGACATCATCGTAGGTAATTTAGGGCGTTTTACTACAAGTTTGTAAAAAAAGTTTAAAAAATTGTATAAAAACGGTCCCTTTGAGTATAGTATAAAAACCGGTTTTTTTAATGTGAAAGTTTTCTGAGATTTTCAAAAATGGACAAAAAAAATGTCCAAAATTGAAAAGTTAAAATATTTTACTACAAAAAATTTAATTGTGTGACCATATTTTAAAATTAGCATGTCATCACAAAAAAATTATTATTATATATATATATATATATGCATTTTTTAGTTGATAATAACAAAAAAATCATATTTGGTTGGAGTGCTAAATGTGGGTGTAGTCATATTAAAAATATTTTTTGGTTTTTACAAACAGATAATTTAATAAATTTAATACACACACCAAAAGATAGTAGTGAACTACCTAATGACATTGAAAATTATATAACAATAATATTTATTAGAAATCCGTATAAAAGAATAATATCAGGATTTTTAGAAAAATACAAAAAAGATGGATATTATAGACATTTATGGAAAAATTTGTTTTTGTCATTTTCTCAATTTGTAGATAAAGTTATAATTTATGACGAGCAAATAGATCCTCATCACTTTACACCACAGACAACCGAAAAATTTGATAAAAAAATACTTCTTTCAAAAATTATTAAGTTTTACGATATTGGTAAAATTGATTATGAATACATAGAACAATTATATAATAAAAAAATACCTGAATGTGTTATAAATAGAAAAGTAGGACATGAAAGATTTTTTTGTGTAAATACAGAAGATTATTATAATAACTATGTATATGATTTACATATAGATGATTATCTACATTACAATATTGATACAAAATATTTTTATAATGAAGAAATAAGAGAAAAAGTGTTTAACTTTTATATTAACGATTTTTCTTTTTTCAAGGAAAATGGAATTGATTACATAAATTCGGTGTTTTAAATTTCAACACATCTAAACGAAACATGTAAAGATGCTATAAATATTATGGATTTTGTAAATTCAATAAAACTTCAACTGTCTGATCTAGAAAAAGTTGGAGAATTAGGTTATATAGAAGGAATTACTAATATTATTGTTAAGAACCTTAAAGAACTTGATGTAACAAAGCGACCAGTTCATTGCACTGATAAGAAGAGAGAAATTTTATATATAAAAGATGAAGATAAATGGGAAAAAGATGAAGAAAAAGTAAAAATGCATAAAGTAGTAAGAAAAGTAGCAACAAAAAATGCGTGTTTATTACCGAAATTTAAAGAAGCACACCCAGATTGCAGTAAATCATCTTCAGTATTTTCAGATCAGTATAATAAAATTGTAGTGGAAACTATGGTGGGTCAGGTGATAATGATTATGAAAAAGAAGAAAAGATTATTAAAAAAATAGCTAAAGAAATGACAATTGAAAAATAAATTTTGGAATTTTATATGTTTATAAAAATATTGTATAAATATATAGATAGTTCAAAACCACAAAAAGACGCACATATCGTTCACGTGTTAGACACTCTCCATACAGAGGTCAAACTTCCGGATGCAGAGAAAAGTATGGTTGCAAGAAAACAAAATCAGGTAAAAGACGTTCATATTGTCGCAAATCAAGAAATCGTAGCGCTTAAATTAACAATTTTTTATTGTGAAAATAATCTATCAAAATTATGAGTGGAATATGAATAATCGGTAAAAATACAATTAATATAATTGTTATTATCAATATCTCAGATAGTGTCATTATAAAGTTGTAATCTACTATGATAATAACTTTATATTATTTACAATGTATTTATTGACCTTGCATATTCATACTTTACCAATACTACCAAATAATTTACGAGCATTGTATAACGCTTGTTTTTTAAGACTTTTTTTTGCAGCAGAAATAGAGCCAGTTTTTTCTAAAGTATGTGTGGCAGCGTTAATAGCAGTTACCCATTTTTTTCCAGTTACAGTTTTTTTCCCACCACGCATTTTGCGTGTTTGTCTTCTTTTAAAATATTTGTGACGTTTTGTAGTCATTATATATAATTTGTATATTAAATATTTAATTGAATAAATTAAATATCTAAAAAAATTTATTGACGAGAAGCAGAAGCAGCACGACTAGCAGAAGCAGAAGCGGCACGAGCAGCAGAAGCGGCACGAGCAGCAGCGGCAGAAGCAGCACGACCGGCAGAAGCAGCACGAGCAGCAGAAGCACTGCGAGAAGCAGAAGCGGCGCGGCTAGCGGCAGCAGAAGCGGCACGAGCAGCAGAAGCGGCACGACCAGCAGCACGAGAGGCTGCGCGACCAGCCATGCGTTTCATAGACATAGAACGTCCGCGAGCACGGGACATTGAGCGACGACGATGGGATTTTGCCATTTATATATATATCATACAAAAAAATTTTATAAACGCCAAAGTTTTTCTAAATTAAATTTTATAAATCATTCCAAACACTGTTTGTTGAATGCCACCACATTTTATCTCCCTTTTTTACTTTATAAATTGCCCTAAATACTTCGGTTCTTGATAAAGGAACATTACAACGATATTTGTCTAAAGGATGTGGATTAGTTTTTAATTCAGCTAAAATAGATTTTTTTGAAATTTTTTGTCTAGATTGAACCGCAAAATAAATAAAAAAAGTTTCAAACGATAAAGATTGTATTGGTAGAATATCTTCATTTTTTAATTGAAAATCTCTTAAATATTCTTGACATATTGCTAAACCTGAAATATCTGCTAAATCTTCTCCTATACTAGGTTCGGCATCGAAAACTATCCCATCATACGCGGCGAAAGCCTCGTATTGCTTAATAACGTCTTTTTGTATTTTTTCGAATTTTTTTTTATCATTTTCAGTCCACCAATCGTTTAATACTCCAAATTCATCATATTTACTTCCCCAATCATCTAAAGAATGTGACATTTCATGTGCTATAGTGAAGCCAATTCTTGATAAATTATATTCGATACCTCTTTCATCTAAATCTATAAATGGTTTTTGAATATATCCTAATGGTATATATATACTATTTTCAGTTGGAGTATATGCTGCATTAACAACGTATGCTTGTGTGCCTACAAATTTCAGAGGTAATTCAGACCAATCTATTACAGGTATGTCTATAACAGGTTTATTGTAAAGTTCTATTGCTTGTAAGTGTCTCCATTCTGCCATTTTTGTTAAATTCCCCCATGGATCATCATCTTTATAATCTAGTAAAGGATCTTCTCTTAATAATTTAGGTGAACCTACAATTAATTTTAAATATTTTAGCTTTTCTAATGCTTTTAGTTTAGTTTTTTCCTCCATCCAATTATTACGCTTAATTATTCTTGTAAATACTATTTTTAAATCTTCTGCAATTCCTTTAACATAATTAATTAATTCGATATTTTCATATTTTTTTATATATTCATTTGTTAAAAACGTATTAAATAAGAACCCCATAGGAAAAATAGGTACAATACTCATATCAACATCAATTTCTTGTCCTTTTACAAAATTACCTTGAAATTTAAAAAAATTTTTTTGTCCCAATTCATTCCATCTACATTGTTGACGAATGTATAAATAAACCCAATAAGTTCTCCATTTAGGAGTATTCCATTTTTCAAGTAATAATTTTGTTCCACATAATAAATAATTTATATTGGATGTTATAAAACTATCAGGTATGTTTTTAAAACCCAACTGTTTACAAAATTCGACCCAATTAAAACCAAAATCTTTCAATGCTTCATCTTTTGTAACTAAATTATAATTATCCGCATCCGTTTCTTTAATCAAATCACAAGCCATTGCGTTTAATATTTCAAATTCTGTATCAAAAATATCCTTAACATTAAACATGTGATCTTCACCATATGCAATTGTGAATAAATTATTTAAATATCTAAAATATTTACGTCTATAGTTTAATTTATATTTTTTTACATCTTCTTTATCAAAATCGTCATCGAAATATATATCAGTATCAATTAATGTTAATTGTGGAGGTTCTAAATAGCATTTATAAATTTTTGGATTTTTTTCGTCAGGGTTTAATGACCAAACAAATGGAGAACCCCAAGATGTAATTTCATCCTTATTTAATAACCCTAATTTTTTCCAAATATTAGAGCTGTCTAAAATTAATTCATCAATATAATCTAAATATATTTTTGATAAACATCTAGTTTGCTCAAGTGTATTATACCTTTTAAATGATGTGAATGCGTTTTTTATACATTTCGTTTTTTTACTATTTTTATTTGAAGGTTCTGATAAATATTGTTCAATTATTTCTATTAATTCTCTGTATACTTTATCTTGAGTAATTCTAAAATCATCTACTTGAATTATATATTTTTGATTTTCAGTTAATTCATAATCACTAATCCATCGATCATTTATATAAGAATAAAAATCTTCATTTGGTTTAATGTTTTTAGGATTTACGGCTTTTTTAAGCTGAGAAACTATTTCTTTTTCTAAATTAAAACTAGTAGATACAATATTAATTTTATTTTTTTTAAACATATCTTCTACTTTTGCCTCAAAATTAGTATATGATTTTTTTGAATCATTACAAATATCAGAAACTTCTTGTGGTGATGAATATCTAGCAACTTTAATCATATTATCCTTCTTTCTTCTTGTTTTATTTTTAATTTCTTTAATTATATTTAATGGAGTAGTCATATAAAATAATATTATATTAATTTATTTATATAAAATAAATTAATTACCTATAAAATAAATTAATTACCTATAAAATTTACCTTCAATTTTATTTAAAAGTTCATCATCATATATAAGATTTCCAGAGGGTTTGTATGATTTAATTGGAGTATATTCTTTCTTTTGTTGTTTTAATTTAGGGTCTTGAGACTTTGCATTAAGTATATAATCATTTGGATCTGATGGATTTGTAATCATTTTCAATTCACTATTTTCCTCAAGATTTTCTTCTACTTTATTTCCATATTCATCTACAATGATCCCTGTTTTCTTTTTAAGTTCTGTTCTTACATAAGATGGAACCCAATGCAACCAGGATATAAATAACATATTGGGATGAATATATCTAATATTGAAACCATTCGATTTTAATTTGTCTATTAAATATGCTATACACGCTCCTTGATCATATTTCGGAACACCAATTATTGTTTCAGGAACTAAAAACCAACAAAATTGTTCATCAATCTTTTGTCTCGAAACAGTTTTAATTTTAACATGAATACGGTTCAAAAGTTTATTAAACAGTGCTAATTTATTTAAATCTTGTTGTCTTTTTTTTTCATAAAGTTCATCTATATTCAATTTTTCAGAAAAATCTTCTACATTTTCTAGAGTAAATATGTTTGCCATTTGTATTTTTATACGAAAAAAAATTTACAAGTTAAATTAATAAAATCCACTTATTTTTGTAATTATTCCATTTATAACTTCTACATTACATCTATCTTTACAAAAATTCATTATAACTATTTTTGATTTATTATCTTCATTAATTATTCTTAAATTATTATATAATTTTTCAGCATCAATGTATTTTTTTCCTAATATTAAATTTTGAATTTTATTTTTTGTAGATTGCTCAGTGTAAATTTTATTGGGACTTAAAAAATTATACATTATATTAAATTTTTATTTATATTTAATATAAAATTATTTCAATATAAATAAAATTAACATTTTAAATAAAATGATAAAACATCTAGTTATTTCAGGTGGGGGTCCAATAATGGTGCAAGTATTAGGTGCAGTTCAACACCTTGAAAAAGAACAATTTGTTGATATGAATAATATAGAATCTATTTATGGGACATCTGCTGGTGCTATTGTAGGAATATTAGTTTGTCTTAAATTTGATTGGGAGACGATAAATGATTATATTATTAAACGTCCGTGGCAAGATGTATTTCCCATAAAAGTTCAAAATATATTTGATGCTTATACAAAAAAAGGAGTATTTGATATAAAAACTATTGAAAAATGTTTTAAACCTTTATTTGATGCAAAAGATATTTCCATGGATATAAATTTGGAAGATTTTTATAAATTATCAAATATAGAATTACATTTATTTTCTTTTGAAATAAATGATTATAAGGTTTATGATATATCTTACTTAACACATCCTAAATTATCATTAATGACAGCAGTTCATATGACATGTGCTCTTCCAGTACTTGTTACACCAGTTTGCATAGATGATAAATGTTATATTGATGGAGGAATGTCAAGCAATTATCCATTAGAATATTGTATCAAATCAGGAAAAAATCCTCTTGAAATACTTGGATTTAAAAATAAATATAGTGATGATAAAAATTATATAAATTCAGAGTCAACAATATTAGATTTTTTATTGAGTTTTTTATTTAAAGCAGTATTCAGCATTAATACTGATAATAGTCAACCAAATATTAAACATGAATTAATATGTGATGCACAGCATTTAAATTTTGATGTTTTACGTTTATCTCTAAGTAATGTGGAAGTAAGACGAGACTTATTTAATAATGGAACAGAAAGTGCCATTAAATTTTTATCAGAATTAAAGGACCGTGTTCAAGAACTGAGTTAGTGTGTCCTTTGATGGTTTAGCATCGTATTCTATTATTTGACCATCTTTTAATAATTTAATTGTTGGATATCCCTCAACATTATATTGATTCATCATTTTATCTACTTCTGCAGTTTCTTCAGAACAATTTATTTCTGTAAAAATTACTTGATAACCATTAATTGTTTTATTTTGATATTGTGCTTTTAAATCATTCCAAATTGGCTTAGCAGTTTTGCAGTGTGGACACCAATCAGCATAAAAAAATAGCAACTCTGCAGTGCTAGTTGGATTATTAGAATTTTGTGCATTTGCGTTCACTTGAAATTTAGATTGTGGAACAACATAATAATAATAATAAAGAATTGCAAGAATAACAAATAATCCAATAGCTGCTACAATTATCATTGTTGTAGAACCCATGCTACTTCCTGCACTTTTTACTCTTGAAAAAAAACTAGAATCTCCGCTATTAGATAAGCCTTGGTTGAAATTTATATATTTTGCGCTAGACATTATATATATATTCTAGAATAAATTATGATTCTATTTTAACGAATACAATATAAAGATATTCATAATTATTATTTATGTTGTTCAGAAATAATAGAGGAGAGTTAGTAGAATTAAAAAAATATGATTTTCATAATGATAATTTATATTATGAAAAAATAATGGAAATTAAAAAACCTTTAATGTCTATAACTAAAGAAAATTCTTTCGCTAAATTAAAAAAAACTTTTTACAAGAAAAATAATAAGTAATCCTATAAATAATGTAAATACATAGCTACATATTATATTTATATTTAATTGAGACTTGACATTATCGTTTTTGGAATATAAATTAGCTTGTCTTAATAAATCTGTTTGATGAATATTTAAATATATAGTGTATACCATTAATATTAGAGCTAATATTTTCATAAGAACTGACGTCTTAAAAAAATTACTTAATGGGCTGATAACAAAAAGAACAATAAGTATAATTGATGTAGCTGAACATAAACAAATTTTTTTAGTTGAACTTGTAAATATCGTTAAATTAAATGGTGCATCTGTATCCATATAAAATTTATAAATATTTTATTTTTTATATATATTATATATTATATAATATATAATGACACAAACACGTAAAAATAGGAATAAACACAATAAAACAAAAAAACACGTATTTTCAAAAAAGGATTATAATTCAGGTGATGGTATGCTTACAAGTGTATGGGGGCCTCCTATGTGGCATTATCTTCATACAATGAGTTTTAATTATCCTATAAATCCAACATCAGAAGATAAAAAACATTATAGTGATTTTGTATTAAATTTACAATATGTGTTACCTTGTAAATATTGTCGTATGAATTTATCAAATAATTTTAAAAAGAAGCCGTTACAAATGTGTCACATGGAAAATAGAGATACATTTAGTCGTTATATATATGATTTGCATGAAATAGTTAATAAAATGCTACATAAAAAATCACAATTAAGTTATTGTGATGTGAGAGAAAGATATGAACATTTTAGGTCAAGATGCACTGAAGAAAAACCAAAAATATTCAATTTTAAACAGACATCTACTAGAAGAAAGAAAGAAAAGGGTTGCACAGAGCCATTATATGGCAAAAAATCTAAATGCGTTATTAATATTGTACCTCAAGAGGATAAGAGAGCAACATTACAAATAGATAAAAAGTGTATTAAGAGTAGAGCATAAATATGTTAATAAACTCTTTCTATAATATATGAATTATATTTCGGAGGCTATAATTGTTGGAATATATGAAATGGTTTTATATTTTATTTTTTCGCAGTTTATTAATAATTTTTATGTATTGTTATTAGTTGTCGGTTTTTCAAAACATTTTTTAGGTAAATTAATAGGATTACAGACATGGTATTGTAATAACGGTTCAGCATGTATAAAAACACTATCACAAAATCAAAAATATATAGCAAATTCTATTCACTTTTTGCGTAGTTCTATAGGAGAAGCAATTGCGCATTTAATTTTAGGCATTCTATTATTTAAATTTTTAGATAAGGAATATCTATTTTTTGTAATAGGAGTTATTTTACATATATCAGCTGAGACACTTGGAATTCATAATAAATTTTGCAGAGATAATTGTGAAAAAACAGGATGATTTATTAGAAATAGTTATTACATCTTTTAACATTTCAAACGCCGGTTTTAAGCGAGATAATTAAGTATTTTCAAAAAACTTAAATGAATATAATGTAATATATTATAAATGAATTATCCATATCATATTCAAAAACATTTAGATGATGGTAATTATCACGAACAATGCACTCTTTGTTGTTGCATTCCTCTATATTTCTTTAATTGTGGGTTTAAATTAGGATTTTATAAAAATGATACGTATTATATTCAACCATTATGGTGTGGAGTTTATAATTGTAAATACAATAAATATTAAAATTTATATTCATGATAATAAGCGTTTGAAATGTTAAAAGGTGTAACATTTCAAATTATTTACATTCCAAATTGAGAGAAATCATTCAAAACAGGTTGGGGTAGATATTGGTCACTGATTGCGTTATAATTTGGTACTTTTTTGCATTCAAATGCAGGTTCGGGACATCTAGCGCAAGCAGGACAAGGAGGACAAGCTTCTTTTCTAGGACAAGCACTAGATTTTGGACAAGCAGGACAAACAGGAGGAACAATTTCCGATTTTAATATATATAAATCTTCTTGTCCAGGTGGTATTTGACTTGCGGGTATTCCAGGTGGTAATGTGCTGGAATATTCATTACCATACCCGGAAGATGAATTATTACTTCCATAAATAGTATTACCATTGGGTCCTTGAGCATAATAAGCAGTATTTCCGTAAGGTCCTTGAGCATAACCAGCACTTCCTCCATATGACCCTTGAGCATAACCAGCACTTCCTCCATATGGTCCATTATATTGGATAGCATAAGGATTATATGATTGATTTGTAGTTCCATAAACAGTATTACCATAAGGTCCTTGAGCATAATAAGCAGTATTTCCGTAAGGTCCTGTTGCAGCGCCAGCACTTGCTCCATATGCTAATGTTGAACCACTTGATTGTATAGGATTTCCAGTGCTTCCGTAATATTGTGTAGAAGTAGTTTGGTCTGGATTAGAAGAATTATTACTAGAACCAGATTGTGAAAAAACAATTACGTTACTTCCAATGTTAACTTGTATAGCAGTTTGACCATTGCTGTCTGTAATAATAGTTGCAGTTACACCTCCATATGGTGCATAAAATGTATTAGGTTGTGGTTGTACATTAGAATTTGATGAAGGTGTAGAATTTAATACCATCGGTGTTGATTGTCCAACACTTGTTAATTGCAAACTCTGTGATCCATTGCTGTTAGTTATAACTACAATAGTATCGCCGCTAGCATCCGTAAATGTCATACCAGTTTGTAGTTGTGTTGATGAACCAGAACCAGTATAATGATTATAATTATCATAATTATTGCTTGGTGTGGATGATGAAGATGGGGAAGAAGCCATAAAAGATGATAAAAATGATGATGGAGATGAAGAGGAAGAGGAAGAGGAAGAGGACGCAGGAGTAAAAGTTTGTGTAGGTCCATTGTTTGGAGTGGTAACAATTATATTTCCATTTGAAAATGTAGCAGTGAAACCAAATGGATTTGTAAATAAATTTGTATTACTAGAAGATTGAGTAAATACAACACTTGATGAACCACTAGTTTGATTTAAAGTTATTATAGGAATTCCACTAGAATTAGTTGACATAGTAGCTGTAGCTCCGTTAGGACCATTATATACAGTATTATTATTAGTGAGGCCTTCTTTATTACAATTACCTCCTAAAAATGAACATAAAACTAGGCCCAATAATAAAATCAAAAAAAGAAATAATGCTTCAGTATTCATTGTATAATTTATATAGTGAAAAAAGTTTAAAACTATATTATATTTAAAATTGATTTGATTTTAAATATATGTTAATTTAATATAAAACAATAAAATGAAAAGTGACTACACTTGTGCTGAAATTATTGATGATTCGGAAACAGATGAAGACATTATTATTCTACCAAAAATAAAAAAAACTAAAACTAGTAAACCAAAGATACCACAAGAAATATTAAAAAAATGTTACAATGAAGATACAGATGTATTTGAAATTGGTGTTGATGAAGTAGGACGAGGACCTCTTTTTGGAAGAGTTTATACAGCAGCTGTAATTTTACCTAAAGATAATAGTTTTGATTGTTCAATGGTGAAAGATAGTAAAAAATTTCACTCAAAAAAGAAAATTGAAGAAGCTGCAAAATATATTAAAGAACATGCATTAGCTTGGTATGTAAGTTTTGAAGACGAAAAAACAATTGATGACATAAATATTTTACAAGCAACTCAAAGTTCTATGCATAATTCTATTTTAGAAGTTAGAAAACAATTTAATAATTTTCTTAAAGTTCATGCGAAAGCAGAGAAAATAATAGGAGAAGAAGGGAAAGATTATTCTTATTTCTTGTTAATCGACGGAAATTATTTTAAACCAATAACATATTTAAATAAAAAAAGTGGAAAATTAGAATCATTTCCTTATCTAACTGTAGAAGGTGGTGATAACAAATATGCTTCTATTGCTGCGGCATCTATATTAGCCAAAGTGGAGAGAGATAAATATATAGATGAATTATGTGAACAAAACCCAACATTAGCTCAACATTATGGAATTGATTCAAATAAAGGTTATGGTGCAAAAAGACATCTCGATGGAATAAAAGAACATGGAATTACCATTTGGCATCGTAGAAGCTTTGGAATTTGTAAAAATTATGTTTAGAATAAATAATAAATAATAAAAAATAAAAAATAAAATTGATAATATAAATTTATTTTTAATTATTTTCATAAATACTTATTAAAAGACTTAAAATCTTTATAACAATTTAAAATAAAATGCGTATTTTAGTCTTTGATACAGAAACAACAGGATTACCTGAGACTAAAATAATAAATCCAGATACATTAAATTTGTGGCCTCATATTGTTCAATTTAGTTTTGTAGTTTATGATACATGTGTAAATGATATTTTGGAGACTAGCGATTCAATTGTTAAGGTAGGTGAAAATGTAATTATAACTGAAGAATCAACAAAATTTCACGGAATAACAAATAAAATTTCGAAGAGAAAGGGAATAGAAATGTCAAAAATTTTATGTGACTTCTTTTGTTGTCTAAGAAATGTAGATATATTAGTTGGTCATAATGTATCATTTGATATAAATATGGTGAAGGTAGAAATTCTTCGTTTAATATATTCTAATACCACAAATATATCGGAAATAGATAGAAGTAGTTACAAATATGATTTTCATTTTCTAACACATTTTAAAAACACATGTTGCACGTGTTCTTTAAAACAATCAATTGAATTGTGCAATATAACTGCTTTAGATAAAAAGGGTAATTCATATTTAAAATATCCAAAATTAGTTGAATTACACGAAAAATTGTTTGAGAGTGTACCAAATAATCTTCACAATTCATTAAATGATATTTTAGTTACACTTAGATGTTTTATGAAATTGAAACATGATATAGATTTAAATGAAAAATGTAGTAAATTTAAAAAGCTTTCAAAAGTATTGCAATTATTATAAATAAATTTAGTTATATACGTATTATCATATAAAATTATTTTTATATGATAAAATGCTTAATTTTTGAAAGAAAATTAATTAAATTTATGCCGAACACATTTCGCAAATTTCATCTTTTTCTTCCGCGTGTTGTTTTGATTCAGGTTCTATAGTAAATTGCTGAGCTTGATGCTTTGCTTTTCTTCTTAAATAATAAATTCCGGTTTTAAGACCTTTCTTCCAAGAATAGAAATGCATTGAAGTTAAAGAATTATAAGTTGGGTCTTCTAACCATAGATTTAAACTTTGACTTTGGCAAATAAAAGCTCCTCTATCAGCAGCCATATCAATAAGATGTTTCATTGGCATTTCCCAAACAATTTTGTATTTCTCTCTAAGATGTTCAGGAAGCATAGTTAATTGCTGAACTGAACCTTTATTAGCAATAATATTATTTTTAATTTGTTCATTCCATAAACCTAATTTAATAAGTTCTTTCATTAAATATTTATTAACAACAACAAATTCACCAGCAAGAGTTCTTCTTGAATACAAATTACTAGTGAAAGGTTCAAAACATTCATTATATCCAAGAATTTGTGATGTAGACGCCGTTGGCATAGGTGCAACTAGCAGAGAATTTCTTAAACCATATTGTTTGATAGATTGTTTTAGAGTATTCCAATCATAACGATCAGTTGGATTAACATTCCACATATCAAATTGAAGAATACCTTGTGAAGTAGGTGAACCTTCAAATGAACTATATGCACCGCAATGTTCTCGCGACAAATTTTTTAATTCACAATGTAATAAATCTTTAACACCATATATACTTAATGTGCTAATTGGGTCATAATTAAATGTTGGTGAAATAATATTTTTTAATTGTTCATATTTATTATTTTTTGCAATTTCATTAAATCTCAAAATAGAAATTTCATTACTTTTTTCTAAAGAAGCATGATAAATGGTTTCAAAAATATGTTTATTTATTTCCTTTGCTTCTTCAGAATGGAAGGGAATATCAAGTAAAACAAATGTGTCAGCTAATCCTTGAACACCAATGCCAATAGGTCTATGTCTCAAATTACTAGTCTTAGTTTTTTCAGTTGGATAGAAATTAATATCAATAACACGATTTAGATTATTTGTAACAACTTTAGTGACTTCGTGAAGCTTATTATAATCAAATGTTTTAGTTTCTTCATTGACAAATGCTGGTAAAGCAATAGAAGCTAGATTACAAACAGCCGTTTCTTTATCATCCGAGTATTCTATAATTTCTGTACATAAATTTGAACTCTTAATGGTCCCAATATTTTGCTGATTTGATTTAAAGTTAGCAGCATCTTTATATAAAATATATGGTGTACCTGTTTCCATCTGTGAATCCAAAATCTTAAACCATAAATCGCGAGCATTTATAACTTTTCTTACTTTTCCTTCAGTTTCATATTTAATATAAAGTTTTTTGAATTTATCACCATATACGTCTGATAATCCAGTACACTCATTTGGACATAAAAGTGACCATTTTGCATTATCTTTAACGCGTTCCATAAAAAGATCTGAAACCCAAAGAGCATAAAAAAGGTCGCGAGCTTTTAACTCTTCATCTCCGTGATTTTTTTTTAATTCTAGAAAATCTTCAATATCAGCATGCCAAGGTTCTAGATAAATAGCAAATGAACCGTTACGTTTACCACTTTGATTAACATATCGAGCTGTATTATTAAAAACACGCAACATAGGTACTAATCCGTCTGTTTTGCCATTTGTTCCTCTAATATGTGAACTTTTCGCTCTAATATTATGAATATGAAGCCCGATGCCTCCTGAATATTTTGAAATTAAAGCACAATCCTTAAGTGTGTTATAAATACCTTCAATACTATCATCTTCCATTGATATTAAATAACAACTTGATAGTTGAGAACGAGGAGTACCTGCATTAAATAAAGTAGGAGTAGCATGAGTAAAAAATTTTTGAGACATTAAATCATAAGTTTCTTTAACCAATTTTAAGGTAATATCTTTATCGTTATTTAAATCTCCGTGAATACCAATAGCTACTCGCATCCACATATGCTGTGGTCTTTCTACAACTTTGTCTCCATTTTTAAATAAATAAGCTCTTTCTAGAGTTTTGAAACCAAAATAATCAATTAAATAATCTCTATTATAATCTAACATAGAATTAATTTCTTCAGAATAATAACTTGTAAAATCCCATAGCAATTTAGAAACTAATGGGTAATTATTATTATGAACATCTGTAAATTCATATAATTCTTTCATAACAATTGTAAAATTATTATCAGTATTTTTTTGATGATTTGAAATAATAATACGAGCCGCTAATATCGCATAATCAGGATGATTAGTAAATAAGGAAGCACACTGTTCAGCAGCAAGTTCATCTAGCTTTGCTGTAGGAATTTTGTCATATAATTGATCAATTACTTTCATTACAAGTGATGAATAATTTATATTTATTCCGGCTTCTTGTCCTAGTTTTTTAACTCTCTCTAATATTTTATCAAACGAGACTTCTTGTAATTCTCCATTACGCTTAGTAACACGCATTTCATTTGAATTATCCATATATATAATCTATACATATAGTTTTAAACCAGTTATTTAATAAAATAAAATTACAAAAATAAAGTTATTTTAACGGTTTGCAAAATAATATATAAATTATATATATGAATCAAATTGTATTTTTATTTCTTATTTTAGTATTGGCTCTAGGATTGCCTCTTTTTTTTAAGATATATGAAACATTTAAGAAGAGAGAAGGATATTCAAATTATACTTTAGACGGAGCAATTGGGAATTTTCCAGCAGCTCAAACACATGTATTAGTTCAAGATACTTATCCACCAATTGGTAAAAATCAAATATCTAATGATACATCTAATGATATTTGGTGGCATTATCCTATATTTACATTAGGTTCATATAAACAAATAACAAATAATATTAGATATCCCAATAACCCAGATGAAGGAACATGTGAGCCATCGTCAATGTGTGGCGCATTATATCATGATAAATTTTTAAAAAGTAATTATGTAGAACCTCTTCCTCCTTTAAACCCTGATTGTGGAACGCGGGTAGGTTATTTTGATACAAACGTAAATTTATTACCATATAGAAATAATATGCAAAATATTTTATATTAAAAAATAAATAAGAATAATTATATTTACAATAAAAATATATAAATTAGTATTTTACATATCAAATACTAATTTAATGTCTTTTGGAAGTTCTTCTTTTCTTTCCACTGCGTCTTTTTTTTCTAGTTCCTCCTCTGATATCATTCGATGAAAATTTTATGCTATAATCATTTATAACTTGTTGTACTTCTTCAACACTTCTAGCTTGTAATAATTTATTTTTAATTTCAGACCAAGGTTTATTCGTATTATTTTGTTTAATATTGTTATCTAAAAGTGTCATTATTCTAGGGAATGAAAGCGTAACACGACCACCTGCTCCATCTTTAAATTTTAGATCTTTATTTTCTTGCCAAGGTTTCGGTGTTTCTTCTTGCATTTCTTCTTGCATTTCTGGTTGCATTTCGGGTTGCATTTCGGGTTGCATTTCTGGTTGCATTTCGGGTTGCATTTCAGGACCTTCTGCTGATACAGGACCAACATTAAGTTTTTGACCTAAATTATTTAAACTTACTTGTGCAGCTTCTAATTGGCTTTGCAATTTTTGAAAATCACTTTCTATTTGTTGATCAGATACTTCTCCGCCTTTTCTACTTTTAGAACGACCCATTTATATATTAATAATATATTTTAACTAAATATCTTTAGTATCTATTTTAATTATTTTATTAAATGTAAGTAAACAACCTTGAGTGTCATTTATCTTTGTAAAAGGCTTGCAATAATCTTTTTTATTTTTTTTTATAGGAGCTCTATGTTGATATCCAGTTACACGTTCTTCTTCAATTATTTTCCAAACTTTTTCTAATTGTCCAATATTATTTTTAAACCACTCTTCATTTCTAAGTACAAGAACGCAACTAAATACTTCTAATTTCCAATAAATAAATTTTAAAAAAATATAATTGTAAGGTTCATTTTCATATTTTTCAACCTCTCCTTCTTCCCAAATATCAATATCTTTTTCACTATTTATATCTAGAGGTTTGTAAATGTAAAACGGTTTACCTTCTTTTGTATGAAAATATAAAATAATTCCTTTGAGTTTATTATCAAGCGTCAATGTTAAATTTTTTACACCATTTTCATCAATTTTACTATCATTGTAAAAACTGTGAGTATCAGGATATTCAATAAATTTAGTTTCTAAAAAATCACACTCGTCAAGATCGCAAACTTCCATTTGCAGTTGCATTTGTGTCCAATATTCTTTTTTAGGTATTCCGTTAATTTCACGACTAACAACATTTTTAATTTCTAACATACGACCATAACGTTCAGAATTTACATCTATATTTATACCATCAGGTGAAGCTCCTAAAAATGAATACATTGGATGCTTAATACATCCAAAATCTTCAATTTTTGTATTATACTTATCTTCATATATTAAAATTGACAACGGTTCATATTTTTGTCCCCAATGTAAAGGACTATTGACATTTACCATTTTTATTTGCTCTTCATCATTATTATCATCAATGCATTTAACCGGTTGACATTTTTCATAAATAAGCTGATTGATTGTGGGTTGACTTTCAAATGCTTTCCAAGCGTTACTGGCGGTAATTAAATTCCAACGAAATTGATACCATTCAGGAGTTCTCTGCTCAGGTTGCGGAATTTCTCTCAGTTTTTGGATTTTTTCTTCAATAAAATTAATCTCATTTGAATCGTATTCAATAAACCGAATGATATTATCGCTTTGTATTTTGTCTGGATAAAATGTGCACATAAATATATTAAACGCGTCTTCAAGTAATTCATTCATATCATCTTCAATATCATCGCCGTTATATAATTCCTCAATTTGTTCTTCCATTTGAATATAAAAAATTTCTTTAATTTCATCTAGCAAAATATCTTGAAAATTTGGTTCTGAAATAATATGCGAATTACAACTTATAAATTCATCCATTAAATGCAACGCTGTTTCAATTAATTGTAAAGCATAATCTTGATTAAATATACTTGGTTCATCTTCAAATACTAATGTATCTAATATATCTTCTAAGTCATCCAGTTCAGAAATTAACATAATACTATATATAATACTTTAAATGTTTTTAATATAAATTTATAATTATATAAAAAATGAAAATTCTAATTTTCATCATTAGATTCGGAGTCATCATCTTTTTCACGGTGGTTTGATAATTTATTTTTAATAGTTCCACATTTTTTTGGCGTTAGTGATTTTAATGTAGAAACACGTTTATCAATATTTCTTAAAGTAAAATGTCTATTAGATTTACTGTATGTTAATGCAGGAATTTCTTTAATAGTTCCTGTATTTTTATCATAAACAACATCCTTAACTCTGGATAATTTTTTTTTATCTAAACTATCTTTTAAAAATACTGTTAAAAGATTAGTTTCTTCTTCATCAAAGTTTTTTTCTTTACTATATAAATCTACAAAATCTAATATTTTTTTTATTTTAATAGTTTTATTTAATTTACACCAAGGCTCATTGCTATTATTTATTTTTTCAGCTTCAAGAAATTTTTCAAGACTTGATAAATCACTAGATGACTTATTTTCGTTTGTATGTATACCATTTAATAACATATTCTTATACTTTATATTTTGTATTTCTTGATATTCTTCATCGACATTTGTATTTTCCATTATATATTATATTATATAGTTAAGTTTAATTCAGTTTTTTAAAATATATATTTGTTGAATATTTTTTATATTGGTTTAAAAAGTAAATATATAAATATATATGGATGAAATTTCAAAAAAAATTAATATATCTGGAACAAATAATAGATATAAAATAAAGCAATTAATTAATGAACATACAACTGAAAAAGAAGTAAAAAAACGAATTCAATCCGAAAAATGGAGATTTCCAGAAGAAGAATTTACATATTCAAAACAAATTAATATGATGACTGAAGTTTTAAATAATAATTATAATTTTTATGATTATGTATCTAAAATAGCATTGCAAGAGATAAATAAAAAAATTTATAGCTATAAACAACAGGATATTTTAAAAAAACGTTTTGATGAAAAAAATTTTCTAACAATTGAATCTATTATTCAAAAAATAATAGAATGTGAATTAAAATGTAGATACTGCAGAAATGAAATGAATGTTTTGTATGATATTTCGAGAGAAATGAAACAATGGTCTGTTGATAGGATTGACAATGATATAGGTCATAATATAGATAATTTTCACTTGGCTTGTTTAGAATGTAATCTTAAACGAAGAAGAAGAACTGACGAAAAGTTTTTATTTACAAAACAATTAAATATTGTAAAACAAGATAATCCAAATATGTAAAAAATAAGTTTATTAATAATATTTAATCCCTATATGAATATTATTAGTATGGAATGGAAATGGACAAAAGGTGAACCTTACGAAAGATCTAGAAGATTAAAACACGTTGAAGAATTAGAAAATAAAGAATTTAGTAAAGAAATGGAAGAAACCGCATATACATCATCATTAAATCACGACGAAAATACATGGGAATTACTTAATCAAAACGCAGCAAACTCCGGTTTTAAAGTATCAAATAAGAGAGAAGAATTAGGAAACAAAATGGCCAATAGAGATATGCTTCAGCAAATAGGTTTTAATCCATTTCTAGGACAAAGTAATTATATAGATGATATATCTATTAGGGATCAGTTTTTAAAACCAGTTAATACTACTCAGGGTTCAACACGAAATCAAGATAACCAAAAACCTGAAAATTTTAGTTAAATTAACGATTTAGAACACATAGTATATAATAAACGATTAACAAAATAAGCAATAAAAATATTAGTTAAAATTAATATACCAGTTCTAAATTCCCTAAAAGTAAATTTTCTACCGCTGTATAAACCTGAAAAAATAAATAATATTTCTGAAGCTAAAACTAATATTAATGCAATAAAAAATATTATTGACACAAACAGAAAATAAAAACAAGAATCTCTGTTTAAAGGACCAAAGAAGGTATTTATTAAACTAGACATTTTATATAATATATCTAGTTTTTATATAAAATAAAATAAGCATCAAATTTTTATTTGAAAATTAAATTGCTGAATAAACAACTTAAATAATTTGTTCACATTTTAACTAATGAATACAACAAGTAATTATACTACACAAAATCAATTATTGCTAAATAATTTAATGGAATTTTATAAAAATGAAAGTTATTTAAGCCGAATGCTTAAAATAATTACTGGTGAATCTAAAATATCTCTTCGTATTGTTGATTGGTTTGCTACAAATTATGCAAAAAAAAATTATACATTATACCCGATTGAAGATGGTACTGGAAATATAATTAGATTTAAGGTATATTTTGATTACAAACTCAAATTAAAAGCTTATAGTAAAAAACGTTTCGACCCTTTTTGTCGTTGGGATAGAATAAGTATTCCATATAAAAATGAAACTTGTATTGAAACTACAATTGGACAATTAAATTTTTTTAAATGGGCTATTGAAAATCGTGTAATTGAATATATAGAGGAAAATTATGATACAATTGAAAAAGATATGAATAGTCGTAATAGCACATCAAAAAGAAAAGAAACAATTATTGACAATTCTAAAACTAGGAAAAAGAGAGAAGAATTATCAGTATCTGCTACAAAAAGCATAAAAAAGGAAGAAGTTGAAATTGTTGTTCAATTTCATTAATTATTTATGTGGTTAAAATTTTATTAATTTTATAATATGTGTAAATTATAATATATTTAAATTAATTTAATTATTTAAAAATTAATATAAATACTTATGTATGGGAAATTCACAATCAATGCAAAAAATAAATTATGAGGATGTTCAATATGTTATAAGAAATTCTGAAGCTCATCTTTTAATAAACACCTTAAATGAAAATGAACAAGATTGTTTGATACCAAATACAATTGGAATTCATAAAGAAGTAGATTTAATAAATAATTTAATTAAAAATGGAAATAAACAAGTCAAAATAATTGTTTATGGTCGTAATTGTAACGATGAAAAAATCTATAGCAAATATAATCAATTAAATTCTCTAGGATTTTATAATGTATATATTTATACTGGTGGATTATTTGAATGGTTGATGTTACAAGATATATATGGTTCAAATGATTTTCCAACAACAAAAAAAGAAATAGACATTTTAAAATTTAAACCAAATAAACTTTTAAATATACAATTACTAGAGTATTAAAGAGATATTTTATTTATTTATTTTAATTTTAATTTTAATTTTAATTTTAATTTTAATTTTAATTTTAATTTCTTATTTTTTGTGTAAGCAAATAATTATCTACTGCTATATTTGAAAGTTCATCGGCGCGTTTATTTAAATTTCTAAGCACATGTTCATATTTAATTATATCAAATTTGCCTTCTAACTCTTTTGCTTTATCATAAAGTTCAATTAAATTTGGAGACCTGCATTTATATTCTCCCGTCATATGATTTATTATTAATTGACTATCACCTCTAACCAATAATGATTTTACATCTAATTCGACGGCTTGTTGCATACCTAATATAAGTCCAGCATATTCTGAATGATTGTTTGTCGCATTTTCTCCTACAAAAAATGTCCCTGTCCAAATTTCATCATTGTTATAATAAATAACAGCACCTGCACCAGCCAATCCAGGATTTCCCTTGCAACAACCATCAAAATTCATTATAAAACCAATTTCTGGATATATTTTTGGTGCGGTTTTTTTAATAGCGTTTTGAATTTTTGGCAGCATTTTATTAGTGTAAATATAATAATTTATATTTAAATTATATCAATTTATTTAAATATAAATTATTATATTTTGTAAACTAATATAAAGAAATGTTAAAATGGATTTTGTTTTTCTCTCTATTTACGAGATTTGTTTATGGTGAAACAGAATGCCCAATTGTTACGACTATTGGTGACAGAAGAAATGACAAAACAAAACTTCGATTAGTTCAATATAATGTTGAATGGTTATTTATTGATTATTATAGTCCAATGAATTGTCCTGGTGATGGTTGCACTTGGAAAAATTTGACTGAAGCGCAAAACCATATGGACATTGTAGCAAAACGTATAAAAGAAGTAAATCCAGACATAATAAATTTTTGCGAGGTAGAAGGCTGTGATGAACTTAATATGTTAAAAGATAAATTAGACGGAACATACAATTCTTACTTAAAAAAAGGCACTGACAGCGGAACAGGACAAAATGTAGGCATGTTAACTCGCGTTGACCCTTTAAAAAGTTTATATAGAACAGAACTTAAATATAATTACCCCATTCCTGGTTCAAATTGTGGTTATACTGGAAATGGGGGTTCAAGCGGTGTTAGTAAACATTATATTACGGAATATGAATTTAATGGAATGAATGTTGCTTTTATTTCAGCACATTTATTAGCTATTCCAACTGATCCTTCAAGATGTTCACAGAGAGAAGCTCAAGCTTCAGTTTTACAAACTGTTATTTATGATTATATTAATAGAGATTATGAAGTAATTATGTTAGGCGATTTTAATGATTATGATGCCGAAGTGCTTGATGTTAATGGTAATAAACCTACTTCAATAGTTTTAGATATTTTGAAAGGGTTAAAAGGAGATTTTTCTGGTAAATATGAACTTATAAATGTTGCCGAAACAATTACACAAAATCAACGATATAGTGATTGGTGGGATTCAGATAATAATTGTAATACAGCGTCTAACTTTGATTATTCAATGATTGATCATGTATTAGTTACTGATAAGATAAGAAAAAATATTATTAATACCTTTATTTATCATGGTTACGATGAATTTTGTGGAAAATATGATTCAGATCATTATCCTGTCGTAGTAGATTTAAACTTTTAAAATTTCGCTTAAGATTTCAACATCTTTTAATGCTTTCTTGTGTAATTTTAATGATTCTCTCTTTGAGTACTTTGTAACAAATAATTTGTCTTTTCGCATTTTAAAAACTCTGTAGTCAAATAAATCTAAGGCTTGTATTAAGGCTGTACTATAGTTAGCATTTCTACTATGCATTCTATACATTATACATCTATCAATATCATAAGATGCTAATAAATCCGCTTCTCTTACAATATGATATGCTAATTGATATTCTCCTAGTTCAGGATATCCATTACTTTTAACTTTTGAATACGACATTGTTCCAATAATTTTTCCAATTACTTCTATGTCAGAAGGCCTGACAAACTCTGACAGATATTCTTGATATCTCATTATTCCCTCTTTTTCATCCATATATTTTTTATCACACATATCATGTCCAATTGATGCCATATAAATTATTTCTCTCTGTTTTTCTAAATATGGATTACTTTTAATTTCACTTTCATAGATTTTTTTAGCAAATCCATATACTTCCATGCTGTGCTTTAAAGCGTGCGACTCGTCGATTTTATAATATTCACTTGTTTGCATTACATATTTGAAACCAACATTTATTAAATTAACAAACGATAACATTGTTGTCATAATTTTCATTTTATTTAATTATTTAAAAATGTTTAAATAAATATTTATATATATATATTTACTTAATATAATATATATGTCATTCATAGTAAATTACACTGATAAATTAAAAAATATAGTTAATATTATAGAAGTTTTAACTTATACTATCTCTCTAATTATAATTGTAATAAGTTTAGTTTATTCTGTTTTTATATTTGTAAAAAAAATAACTAATTTTGATTTAGCTTTTGATGACGCGAGATTAGCATTAGGTGAATCAATTTCTTTAGCACTAACATTTATTTTGGCTATTGAAATTTTAAAAATATTTTATGTAAAAACTTATAAACAATTGATAATTGTTGTAGCATTAACATTATTAAAACTTACTATTACTTATTTTCTAATGAACGAAATTAAAGATATAAGACAAGAATAATTTTTTATTAGATATAATCGCATATTTCTATAATTAGGATATTATCATTCATTTTTATTTGAAACGGTTTACCACAACCATATATTAATTGATGACGTATGTAATGGTCACAAAGTTCTTTTGAAGAATGAGGTTCTATTTGTTTTCCATTAATTTTTACACCTTTTCTCATTTAAAACGCCCATTTTATAGGGCAAAAAATAAGAAAAAAATGTAAAATCAATAGTAGGAATTTCACCTACGATGGTCTTACTTTTTCATCTTCCTTTTTGGTTATTGAAGAGGTGAAAGACGATATTTGGAAACATAATGGTCGTTCTTGTTTCTCTATCCAACAACTCGTTAATTTCATTATGTTTATGGAAGAGTTTGCATCTCTGGTTCTAAATACGATTTTTTTGTTTTCGCAACTCACGCAGTTAGAACAGATTAACAGACGAAACACTTTTTTATCTTCCTTATCCTTGTAATATTCCAAATCCTTATTACAATCACAACACTTCTTACTTGTATTACATTCGTTTATGGTTATTGTATCATATTTTTTATGAATTAGTTTTCTTAATCCTTTATTCATCGTAGGCATAAAATATTTCATTTGCGTTGACCTACTCCAATTTCCATAACCAATTAGGATATTTTCTCCAAAAGTTTCCTTAATTTTATTCAAAAATGTATCTATGATGAAGTGAAAAAATACAAAATAGAGGATATTATTTGTATAGATGAAACCTCTGTAAAATCATTACAAAAAAGAAACCATTGTTATAGCGAAAAAGGGAAACGATGTGTAATAAAAACACAATCTCAAGAAGTATTCAAAAAATATACAGGTATATTTGCTATTTCGGTAAATGGTGTTGTTGGTTGGGATTTATATGAAAAAAGCGGAATAAATGCTGATAGAATGGTAGAGTTTTTAGAAGCAAATATAACAAATAAATTCAAAAATAAATTAATTATATTAGACAATGCGAGTAGTCATAGAAATCCAAAGGTAAAAGAACTAATAAACAAAGACAAACATTTATTATATGCTGTTCCGTATCAGCATTTTACGAATTCCATAGAAAATTATTTTAGTATGTTGAAATCACGATTACAAAAATTAGACGGATTAACGCACGCAAAATTAAAGGAAAATATAACCAAGACCATAAGAAATATTCCAAAGGAAAAATACAGAAACATAATTAAGGGTGCTTACGAAAGACCAGAAAAATATGTATCCAAGAAAAACAATACACGAAAAATCAAGAAGAATTATTTATAAGCGATTTCAT